GCTTTTTAGCCAAACTCTTGCAAATTACAGCAAGAAGATGATTGATAATATTGGTAAATCCAATGCACTTTTCCATAAACTAATTGCTGGTAATATGTATGAGGACGGCGGATCTGGAACTTACATTCAGATTCCGCTCATGACCGCTCTAAACCCCATCGACACGTATGAGGGTTATGATGAACTGAGTGTTGCACCAATTGAAGGTGTAACTTCTGCGGTTTATCAATGGAGCAGCATTGTTACACCCATCGTGTATGCAATGCTCGACGTTCTAAAGAACAGAGAGCGAATTGTTGATCTGGTAAAAACCAAGATCATGCAAGCTGAGATGGGGATTCAAGAAGGCTTCATGACTCACTTCCTCCAGGGAAGTGGAAATGGCGCATTAACAACTCCCAAAGTTAGCGCAGTGAATGGATCTACTTCTGTTGATCCTATCGCTAAACTCATCGAGTATAGCACAACGGCAGAGACGGTTGGAAACATTTCTGGAAATACCGAAACTTGGTGGAGGAATCAGACCTTCACTTCAGTTGCTACCACTTATGTTGGCTTCTTGAAAGAGATGGTTAACATGTATAACAACTGCTCTAAGAGCGCGGGCGGCCCACCGGATCTTATCCTCATGGATCAGGGTTCTTATGAGCTTTTCCACTTTGCGTTCTTCAATCAGTATCGTCAAATCTCAGAAGACCAAAAGTTTCCATTTACTAATTTCAAGTTTATGGGAGCCACGGTTGCATGGGATGAGAAAATTCCCAATGTCTTTGCAGGTACTACGGACACTTCTACCACAACTGGTGGAACGGCCTACTTCATCAATACCAAGTTTTTTAGGATGAAGTACATGAGCGGCAGGGATTTTGTGATGCTCAAAGATGAGAATGGCAAGAGTTTTGCTAAGCCCATCAATGGTGATTCTCGTGTGGGCCATATGGTCTGGACGGGAAATATCTGTGTGAATAATCGTCGCAAGCATGGTGTTCTTGGCAAAATTGCCAGGTCGCTCACTTAAAGAGAAAGGAGATATAAAGAAATGAATACTCCTCAAGTTGGCGCTCCTAGCAGTGGTGATCGTACCAGACTTGTAGTTAAAAATGATTCTGGTGTGTCTATTCCTCGTGGCACTCCAGTTTCGATGGGTCTTGATGGAACAGAAGATGGACTTGCCATCAAACTTCCTTCTGGACTTACAACGGACTTGGCTACGACTTTCTTCATGGGAATCACTACCGATACAATTGGTATTGGCGCTTATGGTGAAGTTGTATCTTTTGGTATTCACAAGAATGCCATTCTTCTTCGCGCAACGCGCGCTTCGGATACTTCAAATTGGGCCGGTTCGACCTCAATGGCTAAAGGCCAGCTTTTGAGTCTCGACACGGTTAATAATTGTTTTTCAACTGCCGCAGGTAGTGCAGCTTTTGCTTCAACAGACGCAACGACTTTCTACGGAAACCGTCTTGCGTTTGCGTTTTTGGCAAGTGATGTTGCTTCGTTCAATTCTACATTGAGCACGGCAACAACAAATGGTACGGCTCTAACGGTTTTGGCGAGAGTCTTCGTGAAGGCCCTCTAGCCCTTGCGGGATTTTAGCTTTGATCGTTAGAAGATTTTAGGTTTATTTTCCGGTAGACCTAGTATGGGCCGCTCCCCGTTACCCCCGGCGGGCGGCCCACTTTTTAAAATTCATATAAGTTTCAGCATGAAGAACAAAATTAATACACTAATCGGTATAAATAACTTATCTCAGGTAGATCAGCTTGCATACTCCAATCATATGCAATTCTTCTACCGCTTGGGCGTATATAAGGGAAGTGAGGATAAAAAGAAACTCACCCCCGAAGGTGGTAAAGACGTTAACTTTGCTCTATGTAATCCAAGACGTATGAGCATCGACAGGATGCGAAATGAAGCTGCTAAGGTTGCTCTTGAAGGTGATTTTGATTACCTTATGTTCATTGATGATGATGTCTTACTCCCAATAGATGCGTGGCATAGACTCGTTGAGGCGGACAAAGACATTATCTGTGGAGTCACGCACATCAGAGGATATCCGTATCATCCAATGATTTTCAACTTCACAGATCCTGCGTACAAAAAGAATTCTTTTGTAGATGACTATGAAGAGAAGGCGGATAAGGAGAGCGGCCTTCTTAAAGTTGACGCCGTGGGATTTTCGTGTTGCCTGATAAAAGTGGACTTACTTAAAAAAGTCATACCCCCATTCTTTGTCACAGGAACTCACCAAACTGAAGATGTATTCTTTTGTAAAAGAGCTGCGGAGCAGGTGGCTGATGTTAGCATCTTTGCACATACATGGGTGAAAACAGGTCATTTGTTAGGCACGGAAATTATTCACCCTGAGAGCGTTAAATTTCAAAAAGAATTTGATGAGAAGAGATATCCTGGAATTGAAAAGACTGTGAATCCTGAACGTCAGGATAGAGATCCAGCGTCTTTAATGGCTGTATTAGCTGAAAAATAAAAATATCATGAAGCTTAATTTAGCTTGTGGGCTTACTAAACTCGATGGGTATGTAAATGTTGACGTTAATCCAGAAGTTGAGCCAGATATGGTATTGGATGTCGCAGGAATTCTTCCATGGAAAGATGGGGAGGTTGAAGAGGTTGTATTCTTCCATGCCATCGAGCACATCGAGAAGCGATTCCACCTCTCCTTACTTTCTGAATTCCATAGAATTCTAGGCCCGAAGGGAAGACTGGTTTTAGGTTATCCTGAGTTTAGCGTATGTCTCAAGTTTTGGCTTGATAACTTTATGGGTAAGCGAGCTTTTTGGGAAAACTGTATCTTTGGCCGCCAGCTCGACCCCAAGGATTTTCACGTATGCGCGATGCACACGCCAGAATTGAAGGACTTCCTCCTTACGGTTGGATTTGAAGATATTGAGACTCGTAATGAGGAGAATAACGGAAATCCTCAGTACACTGTTTTGCGCGCCCGTAAAGGCGTGGCGCGGCCTACTTATGAGGACGTTCTAACTCAGCGGATCTTTGGAAATGTAAAACCGTTAAGTGTTGCAGTTTCTGATGTAAATAAGATGGTTGGAAATTAAATGCGCGCATATATTATTTCTGAAGTGGCATTTAAATCTTTTGAAGATGAGTTTTTACATAGCATAAAAGATGATTTATGTAATAAGAATATGCTCTCAACTTCATTACATGCCAAGTTTACTGATATTGAGCGTGACGAATTATATCGTATGCTTCACTGCCGATTTTATCAATTTAAACGTAAATTGGAATCCGTATGACTCGAGATGAGCTATCAGCTTTAGTCCAAACCAATCTCAACGACTCTGGAATCTTCACGACCCCTGAAGAAGTTCAAGACGCGATTCAAGATGGTTATGAAGATCTCACAGTAACTCACGGCCTACTCCCCAAAGCAATTGCTATAAATGAGACCGCAAATAGAGTATTTTATGATCTTGTCACTCTCATCCCCGACTTTGTGGCGCTGCGCGGGATTTATAGAGCCTCAACTAAATATTGGTTAGTGAGTCGTGACATTAGATGGATGCAATATCAGAGAGATGATTGGGAATTGCAAACAGGAAGTTCAACAGACTTCTGGGTTGCTAATTATAGACGTGTCGCGTTGTTTCCACACGCTACTGTGAGCACCGCTTCAAATCTTTGGGTGTTTTATTATGCAAATGCGCCAACACTTCTTGGGTCATCTGATCTTAACATTCCTGTGGATTCTGGGTTTCGTGCTTTGGAGAATTACGCTACTTCTGTACTCTTAACCAAAGCAGAAGAATGGACCAAAGCAGAGATCTATGAGAAGCAGTTCAATGAAGACGCTGAAGAGTGTAAGACTTTTCGTAACCGTTTGATCTTACCCGACTACGTTAATGGTTTAAGGGGGTCATGGTGATAATTCAATTCGTTGTGGTGTGTCTGATATGCGCTCTAGCGTTATGGGCGTTAAGGCAATTCCCCACTCTTGATGGGACTATTGTTAGGTTCATCAGCATTGCAGTGTACGTTCTACTTTCCATCCTACTTATCAATCTAGTACTCTCACTTTTGTTTGGAACTTCTCTAGGAGTAGTGTTGAGGAAGTACTAAATGCCAATCATTTGGGAAGACGCATATCTCAGTAACTTGTTGAGCGAAGCCGAAAAGCGCATCGCTTCTGATCTTGATTTGCATTTCGAGAAGTATGCGCTTACCATAAACGCTGACCAGAGCACTTATGGTTTGGACCCTTCCATAAAGAAAGTGATGTATATCACTTGGGAAGGTAAGAAGCTAGAGCCGATGGATTTCAATGAGGCTAATAACCTCATGTATAACCGTGCGGTGGTGAGTGAAGTAACTAAAAATGAGTATTCGTCAGGTATTCCGAGATACTATACTGTCCATCCTACTAATCTCAGCGTCATAAGACTAATTCCAACACCGAATTCTTCCAAAGTCCCAACGGGACTTGAAGACCTTTGGGATGCCACAGAAATAAGACAGCAGTGCATAGTAACTTGCTACAGGACTAGTGATCCCACTGACGCGGAATTTGCACTTCCTGACCATTTGGGCCGCCGCTACAAGAAACATTATGCTCTCTACCGAGCGTTCTTACGCGAGGGTAAGGGTCAAAACCTAATTGCATCAAATTATCATAAGATGAAATATCGTGGTCAATTCGAGGTACTGAAATTAATAAATGCCAGTACTTATGTCTCGAAGAGACATAATTTAGAGCCGAGTGATTTAAGGAGTCGCGGAGGATCATTTCCAATGCCTCAACTTCCTTCAAACTATCCAGGGAGAAAAGTCTAATGAGTGAACAAAATGGGTTGATTAATCTTCGCGGCTACGTAGAGATTGCTCTTTATGATGCTGCGCAAAAAGAAGTAGACAGGATCAAAGCTCCTATTCAATGGGAGAAGAACGACAACACTATCGTGACTGCTGGAAGACGGTTTGTTCTTCAACAGATCATATCCAGTGACATGATTACTTCTCAGAGTATTGGTTATATGGCCGTTGGAACCGGAACAAATGCACCTGCAACATCTGACTCTGCTCTTCAGAGTGAGACGACTCGCCTAGCGATTGGGACATTTACCACAACTAATCTAACATCTAATCCGCCATCGTGGATGGCACAAATGTCTCTTGCAACTAATCAAGGGAATACCACGCTAGGTGAAGTTGGCCTCTTCAACTCATCGTCTGGAGGGACTTTGTTAGGTAGAGCTACCTTCTCCACCATCAACAAGACCACATCTAATACTCTTGGTCTTTCGTACACTGTTTCGAACTAGCTTTTCTTTTTAATAAATTACTTTTTTAAGTGGGGATAAATTGAAGAAGATAACTGGAACCGGGCACGGCCTAATGATTGGAATACCAACTCTTGGCCGCCCGTTAACTCTGGATTGGGCAATGGCTTTCAAAGGTCTTTGCCCTCCAATAAATTATAATTATAACCATATGGTTGTGAAGAATCAACCCGTAGATGTAGCGCGTGAGGCGATAGCTGAGAAAGCCCTGGAACAGGGTAATAAATATCTTTTCTTTTTGGGTGATGATGTAGTAGTACCAAATCCCACCTTGAGACAACTCATATTTAGGATGGAACAGAACCCAAAGATTGGTGTTGTTGGGGGAGTGTACTGTTCCAAGAGTGATCCGCCCGCTCCATTAGTGTTTCGTGAAAATGGGATGGGATCATATTGGGATTGGAAAGCGGGAGAGTTCTTCCAGGTGAGCGGTCTGGGTATGGATTGCACTCTTATTAGAACTGAAGTTCTTAGTAAGATGAGTAAGCCTTGGTTCAAAACTGTTGACACAGATCAGTTCAAAGATGGTGTAAACCAAGCTGATATGTGGACTGAGGATCTCTACTTCCTCAACAAGTTGAGTAAGGAAACTGATTTTGAAATTTGGTGCGATGGATCTCTGATCTGTGGTCACGAAGATGTATACACAGGTAAAACGTATTCCCTCTCTTCGAATTCTCTACCGCTACGCAGAATGGCTGTTAATGGATTAAAGAGAGCAATAGACATAGGGTGTGGGCCGCTCGACCGCTCCCCGGATTTTCCAGAATACACTTTGGTTAGAGTTGACATAAGAGAAGAGTGTAATCCAGATTACCGATGCGATGTCACAGAACTACCTTTTGGTAATGCGGAATTTGATTTGATATTTAGTTCTCATGTGTTAGAGCATTTCTCCCGCGAAAAGTGGAAGGTCATTCTCACGGAGTGGCTTAGAGTATTGAAGCCTGGTGGTGATGTGTTCTTTGTACTTCCCAACGTAAAGTGGGCCATAGATAACTTCAGTGACGCGAAGCAACATATAAACGTAATGAATGTGTTGTACGGCGGCCAATCCAATGATTACGACTTTCATTACAACGGATGGTGGCCCGAGAAGGTAATTCAAGTCTTCAAAGAGTTTGGATGCACAACTCCAACGATTGAGCACAACGGCTACAACATGATGATTAAAGCCCGCAAAGCGGGTAAAGCATTAGAACCTGAATTTGTAGCTAGCGAATTTGTTCCGCCAACTCCAGTAGCTCAAATTGTTGAGGCTAGCGCGGCCCGCACAGCGGGTAAGAGTCATAAACATAAAAAGAAGAGGTAACCAACGAAGTGGCGAATGCAATTAAGTGGTCTGCTCTAGGAACATTTACTACAATTATCAATGGAGATGCGACTGCACCAACTTTAAAGAATTTAGCTAGTACATCTTCAAAGTTGGGGAGTGAGGTAGATAACGCTACTTCACATAACCGTTATGCGGATTTTGATCTCTATTGTAGATTTCAGAGTTCCCCAAGTGCTAATGGTTATTGTGAATTGTATCTTGTGCAGGCCGTTGATAGTACTAACTATGCGGATGGGTCTGATTCTGTAGCACCCGCTATCACTACACTTGTCGGAACATTTCCCGTAAGAGCTGTTACTACGCAACAACGAGTCGCTTTGCGGCATGTTCTTCTGCCTAATACAAAGTTCAAGCCGATCATAATCAATCAGTCTGGGCAAGCGATGACCAATACTGATAATGAGAATATCCTCAGCATTCGCACTTATAACGAAGAACTTCAGTAGGTGGCAATGTGGGATTTTTCAAGCCTATAAATCCTAGATTAATCCGTACTCACCCCCTAGCTAGAAATATAGTTGGGGCATATCTCTTTGGATATGGGGGCCGTTATGTTATAGAACACGCTTACGGACTGCATCTTTCTGATGCTTCGGATCAGGGGACTGCAACCACCCGCGTTTACGGCAAAGTTTTATACACAAATACAAAAATTATATCTGGATCTGATGCGGCTCTTCCTAGCGGTAACAATCCATTTACGTTTGTGTATGGCGGAATCCCAGACCCTTCTACGACAGGGCAGATTTTTAACTACGGCACAACTGGAGCTAACGGACAATTTCGTGGATTTAATTGTGATACAACCACCACTATAAAATTCGGGCATTGGGGAGTTGGATATGATTTGGGTGCAACCACAACCGCAGGAAATAACGCCACTCGAAGGGTTGTGTACGCTGGAACTCATGATGGAACGACGTGTAAGATCTATGAGAGACATCAAGATGATGCATTTCACGAGATAGCTAGCGCGGCCCGCACACTTGATATACATAAAGGTGCTTCTGTTACATTCTTTAAATATGTAGGTGGTTCAGAATACCATACTGGATATACAAATTTCGTGTATTTCTACAACCGTGCATTAAGCGCGGCTGAATTATCTACCTTGACGGTAGACCCCTATCAAATTTTTATAGACCAAGCTAGACCTTTAGTTTCGTATGTAATTTTAAATGCTGCACAGACTGTAACTAAGTCAGACGATTTAGCCCAACCTTGGACTGACGCGGCCACCGCAACGCTTGGATTTCCAGCAGGTCATAGACAAGTTTCGATTGAAGATAAGATTATTCGTAACGGATCTATTAACGGGAATAATCTTGCGCTTCGAGATGGTATTGGATTTGTTGTTGGCCCCTCTGGACCAGTAAATATCGCGGTAGCAGATCTTGGAATCTTCTTAGACGATTCTTTACTAAAGATAGGTTACGGAATTAGCGTGGCGGATTAGGATTTAAAGATGGCAGGGCTAAATAATTGGAGTGATTCGGTGCTTGCTTCACCTGGATATGGTGTTGAAGCATTCGACTCGATGTTCTATGATAATTTTGATGCGTTTGAGCTAAGTTTTGGAACACCGTCAGGTGGCGGCGGGGCCGACCAGTTAGTACTAAGTGACGCCGTTTTAACTCAACTTTCATTAGCCCTTTCCTTCGGTGACTCATTTTCTTTTGCTGATTCAATTGCTAATTCGCAATTCTCGGTAACTGCATTTGCTGATTCGCTGAGTTTGAGTGACGAGTTGGGTCTACGCCTAAATTTAGGTTTGATATTCAGTGACACAGGAAGTATGACTGATGGTACGTCGAGTGCCACTAACGATCAGTTGCTTCAAACTGTGAGTGATGATTTAAATCTTTGGTTAGATGCATTTGACTCTTTGAGTAGTACTAGCGAAACAACATATTTACGCCAGTACCTAAATGACGTGGTAAACTAAGGAGTTTCGATGGCCGCTATAGCACGTCAAAATTGGGCGCGGGGTTGGGTTCCCTCCGGGGACTTCATAAATGGCCCTAAAGATGGACTTGCGCGCATGGACAACCTTCAGTTGGATGAAGATGGTGCGCTAACTCTAGTTCCAGGAATTACTGATATTTATGATTTTAGTTCTTGGCCGCACACCCTCTTCTCGAAATTCATCGGTAACAACAAGTTCAGGTATACCATAAATGCTAACGGCGACATTACTCGTAATGGTGGTGTTTTCCATACTGGTGCTGATTCCCTTAGGGGATCTTTTGCGGTACATCGTGGCTACATACTAATTTGCTCTGGGAATGTTCGGATTAAAGATGATACCGTTAATACGTTCAATCTTGGAATTATACGGCCTGATGGAACGCCATCAATTGAGGTAGCATCACAAGCACGTACAGAATTAACTGCGCTTGGAGTTTCTACAACTTTTGATACTGATGCCGCTTTTGTAGCCACTGCCGAGCCAACTCTTCTAACTCCTGACTCAACTGTAGCTAATTCTGCGGCCCCCCAAGGTGGGGACGGAATTGTATTGAATGTCCGTGTTGGTGATACTTCTAAACTTATCAAAGCTCGACTTCAATTTAATTTAGATGCTGCGTCAGGCGAGACGGATTACTTTTACTTCGAGTGGGCAAATGACGTGGGCGGCCAATTCAAGGGTGGAATTAACGCTTGGAGCACTCTATCCGCAGATAGAAGTGCATTCATCAAAGTAGGGAATTCCACGAAGGGTTGGACGGAAATTAACTCCATCAAGTTTCAGCTCTTTTTCACTGACACAGTGAATAGCAATCTCGTAAATGAGATTCATACTATGGGTGGTGAACAAGGGCCGCTCACCGAGGCTTACGATTATTGTCAGGTTTATGTAACGAATGATGGAAAGTATATTGGGAAAAGTCCAGAAGGCCCATCATCTGGAGCGGTGTGGGTTTCACATGGGCATGTCATAATTACTCCACACACTTCAAATGCCACTGATGACGTAAATGAAGTTTGGATTTATCGTAGATCTACACGTCAAGAAGACGCTCACCGACCCTTTGGGTCGGTTCAACAACTTCCAGTGTGGTATCGTGTAGCAGTAATTCACGAACCATTCAATACGATCGAAGATCGAATGAGCGATGAGGAAGCTCTACGCCAAGAAACTCTCAAACCTGGCCTCATCAGTGTTCAGGATATTGTCGAGCCTCTTGTGGGTATTGTTGGTGAGTATAATTCTCGTGTACTTTACCTTACCGATAATTCTTTATATCTTTCTGAGATAGATAACCCAGATCTTGTTGATCCAGTTAACTCTTTCTCTTTCTCAGGAGCTACCGTTTCCCGTAACTTGTGGATTAAAGCCACAGACTCGGGGAGACTCTTAGTTGGCACGACTCAAGACATATTTGAAATCACCGGAACTCTTGTAGACTTTCCAGACGGATCTGTTGATATCATCATCCGAAGGTTAGGGGTTTCTCATCCTCCTATAACTCGTGAGACTTCAACATATCAAGGGGCCATCTTTTATCTAAGCTCCGCTGGACTCGTACAACTCATCGGCTCCAATTCACTAGTGATTTCAGACCAACTGCAACAGTTGTTTGATGGTAACGAAAGATATGGAATAGCTCCAGTTAGATTAGTGGGAAATGATCTTCAGACATCCCCGCTATGCGTGGCTAAAAATAAGCTGTTCACAGCTTTGGAGTTAACTGATGGAACAAGATGGTGCTTCATCTTTGATCTGGTAAAGAAGTATTGGATAGCGTATTACACCGATCCTAATTCGTTCTTCTGTGAAGAAGATGGGAGATTACTTGCAGGCTATAACGCTCCAGCGCCCGCTCTCAGAGAAATATATACTTACGACGATACTACATTTGCCCGTGATGTGGTCTTTCAGACCTTCCATGATGATGACAATCTACCACGTAATCGTAAAGATGTCTTTACACTAAAGATTACCGCTGATACGGGAGGGGCGCCCGTGAATGTTAGTGTAGCCAAAAATGGATCAGTTCAGTACTACACCGTGATGAGTGGAGTCACGTTCACTGGACGTGAGGAGAAATTCATTACGATTGCTGAAACCACAGGACTGGGTTTAGGTAAGACTTTTAGTGTTAAGATTCAAGGCACTGCATTAACTCGATTCAAGTTGTATAACTTTAGCATCGAATATCTTCCAAGACCCGAACAACTCACATACTTGCGTCTAAATTACAGCAATCTTGGAACAGCTTCACGTAAGAGATTCGTGAATTTCCCAGTTGAGATCGACACGCTTAGTGTCGATTGTGAATTTGTGCCCATCATAGATGGAGTCGTGTATCCGTCCAGTCTCATCAATTTTGGGCGCAAGGGTACACACATCCACTACTTTGACACAGAAGCAGTGGGCACAGACATTGCAGCTATAATTTGCGGATTCTTTGAGTTCTACACTGCTCGTTATGACGAGATGATCTCAGAGAAGATGCCGAATCCTGTAACATATCTAAGGATACCACAAACTGATTATGGAACACCCAACCGTAAACGTCACTCTAGCTATAAGTTCAGAATCAATACACGTGGAAGTACGGTTAGACTCACTCCAAGACTTGATGGAGTTAATCAAACTAGTTTCGACTTCTCCACAACCGAACCCACTGTTGTTGAATATCTCTTTACCCCCGCTTCAAACTCCGATCCAATTGCCATTAACATTGGGGGTGTACTTGAGTCAACAACCACACCAAAAAGTCCTTTCGAATTTTATGACGTTATTAAGCCGCAGATTATAGAAGAACTTCCGCCTAGACTCAAAGAGTTTAGAATTCCAGAGACTAATTATGGTGTGGCATCTAAGAAGAGAATTAGGGTAATTCCATATGAAATCAATACCAACGGGTCCGACGTTACGTTTACCCCTATCATTGATAATGTTGCTGGTACCCCATCCACTGTTAATACCTCTACTCGCAACACTGCGTATCATTACTTTGATACGGATGTGTTTTGCACTGATATTTGCGGAAGCCTCGATGGTGATGAACCGTTTGAATTTTATGGATTAATGAAGCCAGAGGTTGTAGAAACACTCCCCGTGCCGACACGGTTTACTCAGATTGGACCATTGAGGTTTGATAAGTTAGCGAAATTCCAAGCACTAAGGGTAAGAGCTATCACAACTAACGGGCCTATTCCGTATAAAATCATCATCGAGAATGAAGCAACACTTCCGTCGAGCGCGGCCAGCTTAGGTGAGTATTCGGGAATCATTCCAGCCATCACGAATAAGGATGACGTATATGAAGTGATGCTTCCTAAGACCGTGAACGGAACTATATTTAGAATTGAGTTTGGGCCTAACGCACTTCCGTTCTATATGTACGATGTTCAGATAAAACACGTACTCTCAGGTATGCAAGCTGACCCTAAGTGGATAAAAGCCTTTAGCTGGAAACCCAATGCTTAGAGATATCACAACACTTAACGATGCTCAAAAGGCCCTACGTGATCTTGATGATCGCGTTTCTAAACTATTCATTTCTAATATTGACATGAAAGGACGAAGAGTAGTAAATGCAGGAGCTTCACGCGAAGCGGGTGATTACGTAACAAGGGCCGAGATGGAGAGTGCTTTTGTAGATTTAAACTCAAGAGTTGAGAATTTAAGAGCTGAAATAGAGAGAATTAAGATCAGGCTAATTGCTGGTGGGATTTAACTTTAAACATGAGTTGCGTATCCAACATTACTCAAGTTTTGGCCGCGCCCGATGTTCCAGCTTCGCACTGGTTCGGGAAGGGGCCAACTTACTACGGGCCATTTGAGTATGCTTCAAATCTTTACATTGCTCAAATCATAAATCTAACCACGAGTGGTCTCCAACCGGATGAGCCTGAGTATGATATTCAAATTCTTAAAAGTACAAATGGGGGCTTGACATGGGCAATAATTGCAATTCTTTCTCATCCTGAAATAGATTTTTTTGCAGAACAGAGATGTCAGTTCTTTATTTCGGGTTCAATAATTTACTACGCGTACTTACGTAACACTAGTACATTCTCTCAGATAAATATAGACCTCGGTAAATATGATATAGTAGCTAATGCCTTTTCGCATAGCTTTAGTACGTTGGGGCCGCACGTAGCTAACTTAGCTGATATTCCTACATTTGACCAGATGAGTATTTCTCGTCAGGCATTTGATGCATGTATAGTGGGAGGGGTTATCTATGTTGGATATGCCAACACAGAAAGTGATCCTACTCCAGCCTTCGCGGGGCTAACTTATTATTATACAAAGTGTGCGGTGGCTAAATATGTCATAGCCACTGATACATGGACAGAAGTTCTTCCATACGCACAAACTGGAACTGTAGTTTACACGTTCTTCAGCATTATCCCAGGTGACGGTTGTTTACACACCTTTCTATTTCACCATACTTTAAATCCGCTGTTTCCAAATACGCCACCACAGATCACTGAAGCATTGGTGCATTATTCACTAGACTATGACTTAAATTTATTGTCTTCTGAGACAATTCACACTAACATCAATCTTGTGGAAAACCTAGACCATCCAAAACCTATTACATTTCTGGATGGTGGAACTAAACGAATTGCTGTTGGTGTATTTGAAGAGACTTATCATGTGTCTTCGCCTCATATCTTCAGTAGTCCATATTTTAAAATCTTCGAGGGGGCTAATGCATCAGTTCCTAGCTTCTCACTTGCTAGAACATTAAATGTCTCTGAGGTTGATCCCAACATCGAATCAGTTTTTGGAATAATAGTTGGTAGCCAATATCAAGTATCTAATTCAGCTATCTATTGGACTGGAACAAATTATAGTGTTTTTGTGGATACTTTAACCGAAGGTGGGAGTTCTACTTTCTCATCTAAGTTATGGAAAGTAGACTACACTGGAAGTGCTTGGGAAGCGTGTGAAATTCTAAATACTCAGGATGTTAACACATCTACTTCTTGGGTTCAAGTTGGAGTTGGAGTTTATATTGGAACTTCATATGGAGATTTCATTTCTTGGGGTTTAGCTGATAGAGATGATTTTGCTCCAGAAGGTTACTTCTATACCGCACTAATTGCAGCCTCAATTAACTTAAGTGTTAGTGTCAGTGATACGCTAGTATTCGCAGATCACGTAACTGTTCCAGTACCTTCAACCCCAGGAGGGGGTACGGAAGTTCATAATTGTCCTGATGTTATAATTTCTAGTGCATATTGCTCTAGCGTAAAGACCGCAGTGGATGATGAAGCACAACTTCATAATTGTGATGAGGAAGTGTTTACCGAGACTGCACAACCATGTTTAGAGATGGATTAAGAAAGAGAGTTTAGAGATGGCCGCTTTCGCACTACCACTAGCTTTGATGGGAATTTCAGGACTTTCTGGCCTTCTTGGAGGCCGTAAAAAGACGAATACTCAGACGCAGTCTAGCACTACAAATCAATCTGGTACTGATTCGTTTGATAACTCTTCAATGCCCGTCTTGACTCCTGAAGCACAACGGGCGCTTGAAGTGTTGATGCCGATGCTTCAGAATAGAGTTTCTCAAGATCCAGACTTGCGGGGATATAGAAGTGAGGGTTTAAGAAACATAGGCCAGGAAGGTATTGGTGCTAGAGCTAAACTTGCTCAGATGATCGCACAAAGAGGTTTGGGTAATTCTGCGGCAGCAGCGGGTTTATATGCACGTCAGGGAGATCAGGAAGCTACTAGTGCAACTTCTTTCCAAAACTCCATTCCACTTCTTGCTCGCCAATTCCAGGGTGAAGATCTAGATAGATTAATGAAAGTTACGTCCCTGCTTCCAACTGGAATGCGCCAAACTGGAACGCGGAATTTTAACAGCACCGGAACAACTAATTCGACCGGAACTATGACTGATCCCGGAAATCCGTGGGGCGGCCTAGTGAGTGGTTTGGGTCAAGGACTTGCTTCTACTTATGGATATAATTGGGCGCTAGATCAGCAAAAGAAGCGTGGAATAAATCCTAGCTATGGCGGGTATCAAGCTCCTGGTACATACAGTTCTGGGATGGGAAATACTTAAAGAAGGTGAAATATGGCTTTAAATCCCATCATAGAAGCGTTTATCACAGCGCGTGAGCAGGCCGCGCGCGACTTCAACAACAGCGAGAATCGTAAGTTCCAGGCGGAACAACAAAAAGAGCTGTTCAAGCAACAGACGGATCTTCAACGTGTAAATCTAGCTCAAGAGAAAGCTATTGCCGATGCACGTCAGCGAATTGCTGAAGCAGAACTGAAGCAACGTGACATCTTTGGAAAGCAATCACATAACCTGGAAGCGGCCCGAACTGCTACAGAGATGATTACTAAGGGTTTAGTTAAGCCAACAATAACTGGACTTGTAGGCAATGAGAATGCTCCAGTTGGTCAAATTGGTCAGATGGATCAGATGTTGAATCAGATTCCTGAGCAAGCTCCGCAAACAGGTACTGTGCCCAATGTTCCGGCCTTTTCTCCATTATTCGCTGGTGATGAGAATTTCACAAAACAATTCTTAGGCGCTGTAACTCCATATGAGCAAGTTCAAGAGCAGGAACTTCAGCAGAAGGCAATGCTTCAAGATCTTAAAGATGCTGAGTTCATGTTTCAGCAAAGAGTTAAAGATCAAAGTGCAGAGAAACTAGAAGGAATCCGAAATACTGGAAGGCTTGGAGTTGCAAGAGAACAAGGAAAATCTCGTGCTGAGATTGCAAGTTTGGACCGTGACGCGGCCAACGCACGAAACTCTGAGACTAATCGTGTAAGGCTTCAAATAGCAAGTGCTAGACTTGCATCTAAAATCAAATCCGATGGCGGGGCCGATGTTCCAATTCAAGATTTGAATAACTTTATTGATGGGACTTTTAGCACTAAAGAACTTGCCCTCTATCCGTCTAAAGAGCGTCTTCGCATCATAAAGGGGATGGACGCCCAAGGTTATAAACCGCTAACTCCAACCGATCAAACTGCGCTAAGTAGAATGGGAGTTATTAATCAAACTGTTAGAAATGCTGAGAGACTAGCTGAGTTGTATAATGATGGTTATCGTAAGAATGCGGCTGAAATTCATACACTAACTTCTTCAATTAATGCTGTTCTTGGTAATGTTTCTCGTGGAGTTGCAGGTGAAAAGGGTGTTTTAACTCAACCAGATATTGATCGAGTTAGACAGATTTTACCTTCCTGGTATGGGTCTATCATGACTGATGTTGCTTCTGCTTTAGGTGGTAAAGGGTATGATATAAATAGGGAAAAAGTTAAACAACTTAGACAGTATACACAAAATACTTATGGCCCTATATTTCATGGGAAGCATCCTGAACAAGCTAATATTTTAATGTTCAAGAATAATGCTGAAGGACTCTACACTCCACCTAAAATTCAGTTACGCGCCACTCCCCCTGAGTAGAGGTTAAAATGCCAGAGAAAACAGCGAATTACATAGGGCAAGAGCACATCTCTAAAAGTGGAGATAAGTGGTATTATCGAGAATTGCCGAGTGGAGAAAAAGGGTGGAGTCCAGAGCGGCCAACTGAAGAAGAGATTATTGCGGGATCTCGTGGGAGAGGTAATTTAGGTGGAACCTCTTCTGATAAAGAACGAACTAAAATAGTTTCTGAAGCTAGGGAATCAGGACTTTCTAATCTTGCGCTAGATACTGCAATCTCAGTTGGTGGTGATCTCGCCACACTTGGAACGCACAGACTCATTCCTAGCGGCGTCAAGAGAGAAGGGGTCAAAAAGGGGGCCGCGTTCTTAGCACAGAAGCTCTCAGGGCTAACTGGGGGCTATCTAGGTGGTGAAGCTGCGGCTGCGGCGATGGGACGTGATGACTCAGACGTAATGCTACGGACGGGCCTAGATAGGGCGCTAGGATATGGAATAAATTATGGAATGGGAAAAGGTGAGAAAGTATTAAATCGAACCATTGATGCTTTCACCGGATCTACGCCTGTGACGGGCGGCCAGTATTTTAAAGGTGTTATAGATGACATACTTCCACATCCTTCTAAAGTTCTGCATGAGAAGTTATTGAAGCGTGCATTACGAAATGCTCCTCCTACTCCTTCACAAGTTAAAGATTTGGGTGACGTTGTAGAGTTTGCGGATAACTTTAATCTCCCTGCTGTAACTGCTGGTGGATTATTCAATGCAGATCCACGAATGGCAGGGGATGTAAAAAGATCAGGACTTGGTAAGTCTATTCAAGAAGGTCAAGATGAGGTTGTTAGAAATCTTCTCGGAACTAAGAGTGCTGAGATTCTAAATACCGGATCTAACTTTGAGCGTGCTAAACTAGTTCAAGACACTCACAGAGCTTATCGCAAGGAACGTAAAGCACAATTAAATCAGAAGTTTAGTGACTTTGATAAGATGATGGAACAGACTCAAATCACTGTTCCAATTCCCGTTCCTGGCATTAATCCGGCTACTGGACAGCCATTTCAATCTACTAAAATAGTTACTATAACTGGACCCGTAGATATCACTCCTTCAATTCAAGAGATGGAGCCGCTTTCACAGGCTATTGGAGTTTTAGAATCTCAAGGAAATTTGATTGGTCAGTCGGCCCGTCACGCCTCAAAACTGAAATCACTCTTTGATAACCTCTCGAATACACCTAAGATTAATGATAGGAGTATCGCTGACTACAACACGGTTAAGGAGATTCGAGCCGAGTTGAGTGATTTCGTAAATAGTATTCCTTCAGCTAATACGCATAAAGCTCAAATTAGTGGAGTTGCGGCTAAACTCAGAGCAAGTCTTTCTAAAGACACTGATACTTCACTTATGGATCAGACTATTTATGATCCGCAAACTCAAGCCAAGTATGCTGAAGTTAAGGCTTTCACTAAAGAAAATGCTGGGATTCTAAAATCTAAGTTGGCCCTTGGGGCCGCGGCCAACGAAGACTCTCCAAATCAAGTAACTGGAAAGCAATTCGATAAGAATCCAGAAACGCTGGTGATGAATGCGATAAAATCAGGTAGAAACGGGCTGGATAATTTAGCAGTTATGCTCCCTCCTGGAGATCGTGATTTAGCTGGTGCTATTTACATGAAGCACGGATTAGATCAAGCACTAGATCCTAAAACTGGAATGTATGATTCAACACGTTTAAATAACTTCTTTTTTGGGGCTAATGGTGTTGGTGCTGGAGCGTTAGAGAGTAATGTATTCACGTCTCATCAACGAAAAACAGTTAGACAATTCGTGAAGTATATGCAAACCCATGAAGCTCTTGCGAATCCGACTAGTTCTGGGTCAGCACTTGAGAATACCGCAATTAAAGGCGCGGTGTATCTTGGAACTGCGGGAGTTGGAAAGTTGATGGGACACACTTTCGGGGCCGGTGGTGCGGTAGGTGGTGCTCTTGCGGCGGGTATTCCCATAACTCGTAACTTTCTTGAGGATGTTCTAATGGACCCTGAAGGGGGTAGAAAGATTCTCAATTATATTCATGCTCCAACTACTAAAGCTAAGGCAAATAATCTTCGAGATCTAATTGAATTCACGATTAGAAACGGGGCTAAAGTTGTGCTTCGTGCCCCTAACGGGGAAGAAGTAGAGAAAAATTAAATTTCTTCAGTCTCGATTTCCACTTTAGTGCCTGGAAAAATTTTGTGTATACTTCTATCAATTTTACGACACGCAAGTTCTAGTTCTCGTTCAATAATATATCTGTATTTTACACCTGTTTCTTTGATCTCGGAGTTTTGCTCGTTAACTCTTACGTGATAAATGAAATACATTTAAACCTCACTCTTGTTATAAATCTCAAGACATCTCGGTGTCATCTGATAGAATATCTTAGGTTCTACGACTATAGTTACGATCAATCCTGCTTGCTCAAGTGTATTTACTAACTTATCTAGTTCTTCACTTGTAATTTGATGCCAATGATCTAACAAAACCTGCTTTCTATCTAGTTTATAGTCTGGTGCTTCAAATAAAGCTGTCAATAAGATGGCCCCCGCTGATGCTTGTGTTCCTTTTCCACTACTCATTGCGTATGCCTCATAATTCGCCCTTAGAGACGTTGTCTGTACAATAGCCTCTTCCACGTCCTCCATTGTTATTACCATTTCGCCGCGAGATGCTGCTAAGATCATCGCTACTTTAAGAACTCCTGCGTGTATTCGGTGTGTCACTCCTGTTCTATCTTTAATTTTAGAGTACGACTTGTATAAGTTGTTATACCATTTCTCATAAAATGTTATAGCGTCCTCGGTGAGTTTGAATTGGCCGCTCATGGCTCCGATGGTTTTTAAATTCTCGAGAATAGCGTCTTTACTACACTTCTCTTCGGGGATTCGCAATAACGAGTTGGATTCTCTTCGCTCGTCAGGTTTAATCATGAAGGTTCTCCCAAGGAGACCCCCATACACAGCTCTGTTATCGTAAACTTCTTTAAGAAATGTCTCATTAGATGCTGCAAGCATTGTAATGCACATATTCTTGATAGTCACCGTCTCACTCTTTAATCCATACTCAAATACCTCCTTGAAATCATACATATCTGTGAGTATTGGCACGCATTGTGGATCTTCCACGAAGAATGAAGCCAACTCCTCTGCTACAAGAATCGCACTCCCACCTTGGATTGTTACTCCTGAAGCATAAGAAGATGGTTTGTTTTGTGAAAGAGCTTGAAGGATCTTTTGAATTGAATTGCGCCCTGAGAAGACCTTGGTCTTTCCTGACTCATTCAGAAGTGATGTTGCCATGAGCGGCCCACCCGACTTACGATACTCTGCGGAATCAGCTAAGAGCACTACATATATGTTCGGATATATTCTCCTTAAACCTGCTTGAATGTGGACATTATTTCTTAGTGTAGCGGCCACCACCGCGTAAGCACTCCATCTCCAGAATGATGTTGGAGATTCATATTCGCTAGTAAGAGTAATGAAATCATTTATGAAGTTCATATTTAAGTTCCCCCATAGGGGTCTTCTTTTCGCATCTCCATCGCGTCATACTCTTTTCCCTCGAATGAGTTCAGTGTTTCTTTAGTGAATTCCATTAGTTTCATGTTTGGGTTGTTACTCACAATTGCTCGGAACGTAAATTCCCTATTCTCGACCACCATAGCCCATAAGTTATTTCTTAGTCGATATGTGTCGCCAATTTTCATAGTTTGATCTCTTTTAGGTGCATCCAATTCTCACCAACACTTACTTCAGCGGGTACAACTAATTTCACATCTCTTGATAATGAACAGGTAGAATAGTCTAACGGTCTTTCCATAATTCTCTTCACGACCGCTAACGCGGATAACTCTTCTCCTATTTTAACCTCCATCAGGAGGCCATCATGCATCTCTGCGAGAAACCGTATTTTGGGCCGCTCGGCGAGAATTAGCGGGATGGAAAACTTAGTGTGATCTGAAACCGCACTTTGAGGAATGTACGCGATGGCCTCTTTTATCAACTCGTCATTCATCTGCGCGAAGAAAGTTCTGGCTCTCCCGTAGGGAGTTCTGAGCTTTCTGTTCTTTCGTACTTCCTGTTCTATCTCTAAGTGGAAGACTTCACGTATCTTTGGATTCGCAGCGTGAAAACGCACTAGCATTTCGTCACACGCCTTAATAGGCATATGTGTCATGCTAGATAACATACCTCCTTTCATTTTATAGTGGCCGCCGTGCCTTATTCTCTTTCCCATGTCGTAATACATGATACCGATTCCTGGAATCGAGGGGCCGCTCTTGGTGATAAGCTCTGGGTCCATCCCAAATATAGCTCCAGCGGTTTTGCTATGGACACTAGGCCTTTGATCGAATGATTCAAGTAACTCCCAGTCCTGTGCAAGCACAGCAACATGACGCGCTTCGGCTTGACTTCCGTCAGCTTCTATAAAGATGCATCCATATGACGGAACAAACATTGACCGTAGGTCATGTGCAATACTTTTATCCTCAAAGTCCTCAAACACTTCTTCATCTATCTTGAATCCGTGTTTCGAGATGGTTTGGAGGGAGCGGCCAACTCGTCTCAATTCTCCACTCATAAATAATTCATCTAGACTTTTTGAGTAAGATGATCTTCCTGTTTCAGTTCCGCATAAATTCGAGGTAGACCGAAAGCGGCCATCCAGGGAGATTGGTGTATTCAAGTATTCTAGAATCTTAGCTAGCTTCCTACACACAATGATTCTAGAAATTACTGGCTTACCCAAAGGATCAGCCTTTGAGATGTGATTTATGAGTAAATCATCTAGAATTCCCTTATCCGTCTTGTAACTCTTCTCACCTGATTCATTTATTTTATACTTCTTTGGAAAGTTTAGTTCATCGTATATTAGTCTTCCGACTTGAAGTGGAGATCCTGGGTTGAAGGAGTCATTTCCAACCAGTTGTCGAAGAGTAAATACATTTGAGTCGTAGAGGGATTTGTACTTATCTATTAACGCTGTGCGGCGCGCATCGTCGATTCGAATCCCCGTCTCATCCATTCGCTTATATATTGGTAAAAGAGTGGCAAGTTCGTCACTGAAGGATTTAAGCGAAATGTCTTCTTGAAGTTCTTTGTCTTGCGCTTGTGAAACAACGTGGGTTGCAATACCGTCGTAAGCGTTATAGAGATAGAGCTTGTCTTTAGTTTGTCGGCGCGGGTCAAAGTCTTTTCCTTCGTCTTTATAGTAATTTACTTTAGTGTATATGCTAGTATAGAAATCCAAACCTTTTGGTAACTCAGGGTACAGTACTGATCCCTTGAGCATTGTATCCCCGATGACGTTATTTACTTGAAATCCGAATCTCTCAAGTATAACCCAATCATACTTAATGTTTTGATTTACCTTTGGGATGGGGTGTCTTAACAGCTTGTCCACATATATCAACATGGCCGCTCTTTCTGTCTTGGAGATACTATCTTCTAGAAGTGGTACGCAGCATCCCTCGACTCCGTCAAAACTAAATCCGATGCAAGTTATGATGCCCCCGTATGTCTCTATGTCGAACACCAGAAATTTCGGGGAAGCGGCCATCGAGCGAGTTATGTAGTTGTATAGGGCTTCTGCTGTTTTTGCTACCCATCTTGTTCCGTACTCCGTGATGGGCAAGTTGGTGTAGCGATTCGCTACTATCTTCCCGTAATCCAATCCTGCATATGACGCGGCGGCCTGATCTGAGAGTAGGATCTGTGGAGATATGGCCGGGATCACTCTTATAGGCCGCTCTAAGTGCATCTGCCAGTCCTCACGCAATGGCAGAACACTTCCCCGATAACAGTAAATCCAGTGCTTACGATTTCTAGGTTTAGTTATGAGCTTGATGTGCGGAAATACCGTACCTAGAGCTAAATCATCGAGTGGTACGATGACGTTGGGTCTTAGTTCTTTAATCTCCTTGAAAAGTAAGTCTTCATAGAATTGAACATCAATTTTGGTGAGGGCTTTTCTGAGCTTTGGGAGAGATGTTCCCATAAAATCTACTCTCTCCCTTATTACCACTGCTCTATAGCACTCGTTTAAACTCATCCCATGCTCTCTGAGATGGGAGTTTAATTTAGACTCGAACATTCCTGAAAGGGCCATTCCCTTATTCAAATCCGCGTTTAGAGGGATGCCTCCCAGGAATAGTATTGTGGCACTTCCGTAACCGTGAGATGCTACGCAGGGCGCTGGCGCGGCCAGTACTTTAGGTTCTTCTTTGGGTGGTCGTTTAGCTTTTAAGATCATTAGTTCTTTCCCCCGAAGGGGGTTATGCCCAAGAGATGCTGAAGCGGCCCTTAATTTGCTCATCCATAAGTACTAGATCTTCGGAGTATGTTACGAGGTATCCAGCGTCGGTGAATGAACTCTTGAGTTGGTTCAATACGTTTCTGTTCATTTGCTTATTCTTGAGTTGATGAGTTACTTGAATAACTGAATTACCTTTATTAGCCTCGTTCTCGATGGCTTCTACCATCTCATTTCTGAGTCTAGTGTAGAGTCTATCATCGAACGTGTTGATGTACTCTTGAGTCTTGGTGCGTATTGCGGCAGCAAGTGGGATCTTTGTGTCTTGGTCTTCCATTTTATTTCTTGGGTACTCCTGCTACTAGTTTTTCAGCTATATCACCAATGCTCTTAAGAGCATTCTTGAACTCATTAAAATCTGCGAGTTGAGTTTTAGCAACTATTTGGCCCACAGGAGTTTGGAGAAACTTAACGTACTCCTGACCTAATGCACAAGCTGCTATAATTGCGTTTGCTACTGCTGTTATTGGGTCCATTATTCTTCCTCCAATTCTATTGCATGTGGAATGTTGGGTAGCCCGATAACTTCATGTTGGTATACTCTACCATGCTCAATTTTCGCAACATAAAGATGAGATTCTTTAATTTTTGACATCTCATATTTAACTCTATTTCGTAAAGATATTGCATCTAAAATTAGAGACGCAACAGATCGGCTGGTTAGAAGATGTTCTGTTATTAGTGGAGATAGAAGATCTTCATTAATTTCCATTCGAATTATCATTTATTTATTCCTTTGTAAATTTAAAGCGGTGGCCGCCCGAGCCAGAGAGACAATGCCCAGCGCGGCCACCAATGAGATTAGTTAGATCTCAAGTTAAAATGCTGCTTCAGCATTATACGCCGCGAACCCATCAATTTTAGCAATCATACGACCTTCGAACTGCTCGTTGATTACTTTAACCTGGAGCTTCTTACCGATCACTTCATCGGAACTGAATGCGAAATTAGGTCCCGAAGTTTCTTCAACGATCTGCTTCAGCGGCTTTTCCATTGCGGCTGCGATAAAAGGAGCGATCCTTCCGAGAGCTTGAGAGTTGAAGTACACAAGCATCTCACGGTCATTAGCGGATGTTCCAGGCGCGGTCAATTTAATTCGCGGAACATAGTTCAGAGAGTTCCCTCCGTTCTTGGGTGGTTTAACTTCAAAGGAGAGAACTTCCCCCTTATACCACCCCGCCGGAATCAAATCCTGCATCAAGTCTGATTTCGGAATGTTGATGATAGGCATCGAATTTACTTTCTTCTTTCTATTCTTACTTAGGTTGAGTTGGTGCTTTCTCCGCTGGAGAAATGAGCGTTTGAAGGTAGTTGTGAAAGTTCTTGTTAGTTATGTCATGTTGTCCTGGTCCAATTCCATAGGAGTTTTTAGCTAAGTCAGTTGCAAACTCTACACGGTAGTAGAGCTTATTATTTCCCTGGTCACGGGAAAACCTAAAGACGTTATCGAAATATGCTTGTACGCTCTCACCTAACTGATCCCGCACTGTGAGTTTCTCCCCTTTAACTTCATTAGGGGAGTATGGGTCAGAGGGATCTACTTTTCCATACTTATCAATGGTGTGAGCTGAACAAATCACATTACACGGAAGCATACGCAGAAAGTCGAAGACTTGATGAGTTGCGCTAACCTCAAATCCATAATCACCGGGGCCGCTCATGCGTAAAGTCCCGATGTGCTTACCTTTGAGAAATCCGTGGGCCGCTGCGAGAAATACTCGACTCATTGAGAACATCGAATCTATGACTACAGTTTTGTATGGAAATGTCCCAGAGGTACGCATGGTTTCCCACATGACTAGCGTATCATCAAACTTTGTGTAGCCTGATTTATCACGTGCATTGAATTGCATATACTCTATGCCAGAAGTGTTCTCCAAGCATTTGCTTGTGACTCCGCCTTCTATGCCGCTGATGCGGAAATCAAAATCCAGGATCATCATTGGACGTGGAAATGAGGCCGCCGCAACGGATTTTCCGTCCCCGGAGCGGCCCACGAATAGGCCCAAGAACTTTTGCTCTGATTTCGGTTTTGCTAAATACGTATCTAATGATGGCATTTATATAGTTTCCCTATATGAGATGTTTATGTTTTTAGATCGTAATCTATTTTCTAAAATACAACAGGCAGTAGAAATCTCGTACTCAGCTATTATTTTAGCTTTAGTTATTTCTTCTTTTGACTCATTATCTTTTAAAGAATCGAATGAGATTTGGTATGCAAAGAACATTACTCTTCCTCGTCCTCTTCGGGTTCTAGATCAGAGGGGTAAATTATGTAGCAACCCTCAACATTATCATAAGTTACTTCATCTATTCCTAACTTGGAATAAACACTTTCAGTGAGTACTTCATGATCTCCGTGCTTTGCTTTAAGTTTAGATAAATGTACTATTAGTTCAGTTATATTCATATTCCCCCTAACTCAATATTCTTTGACTCCGCGATTATTCTTTTCTTCTCTTCTTCATATCTAATTTTAGCTCGTTCCGCACACTTTAAGTGCCAAACGCCCAGGCGTAAGTGAAGGTTAATTAAACCCACGTAGTGAAGGACGCAACATAGCAAGAGTGTGAAGGTAAAGAACGCAACTAGAGTTACCTCCATAATTAAACGTTCTTATCCCATCTCAACTTCTCGTCATACTTCTGAGAAGAGTTTAGAATTTGATCCAGGACTTGCTCAATTCTCTTAACTTTCTTAGCTTTGTTGCTCTTCGAGCAGCTTAAGCACGCGGGAACTTTATTCTTGAGCTGAGCTTTAGTTAGAATAAAACTCTCTTTACACTTCCCGCATAGTGCTCTCTTATTCTCTAAATATTCACGGTTATGGTAATGAGAGCAGTCTGGATGGACACACCGATAAATGTCTTTGTTCTTTGAAGATCTGACGTACTCATGGATGTGACCTGTGTTAACCTTAACTTCAGGTGGTTTAGTTGTTGGATTTAGAATCACCACGGCCTCCATTTAGATTCGCCAACTAGATAGTTGGATTTAATTATAGATTTCTTCATGTCGCTAGACTCCGTCTCGCACAATTTTGTGTATTGGCACGGATTAGATCCAAAAGCACCTGCACAGCTAACTAAATTCTCGCTAATGTCGCCGCTAAGAATCCGATAAAAGACACGCTCGACCTGCTTTTCCCATCGGTGCATCATAAATGGGGTGATCTTTACTGGTTGTCTGCGGAACCACTTATTTACGTCTTTCTCGGCTTGAAAACCTATGTAGTTAATGATTGCGTATCTAGCGCGGGCGGCCCACGCATAAGTTAAAAACTGAACTGAGTACTCATAAAGATTATTGAATCTACTCTGAGTCTTGTGATCCACCACGCACAACTCATCCCCATACGCTTCTAACTTCGCTAGAAGATCAATTCGACCTTCGATGATAAATACGAACTTCTTACCACCGGCCGTTCGGCCGGAACGGAACTCTTTAGAAAACCCTAACTCAACCCCGGCTTCGCCGTTAGGGGCACTCATGACTTTAAAATCCCGTCCCGTAGCGGTGTAATGAAATACGTACATCATGAACCGCTCTACCACAAAAGTGATATCTTCCTCCTTGAGTGCGGGGATTTTACGCCACTCTTCTTTGTTATCAGCCAAATTAGCCGTAAAATCCCGTGCAGCAGTCTCAGCGGCCAACTTAAAATCCACTCCGCCACTTCTAATCCTATAGAAACGATCAAGTAGGTCATGCATCACCGTTCCCATATTTAGAGCTTTTTCTGATGCTCCAACGATACTCAATAAGTCTACGTATTGGAGTTTCCAAGAGAGTGGACATTTTAAGTATTGAACTATTTGCGAAGAGTCAAGAGTTATTATTTTCATTTTATTTTCATTTTGATATCTGAGAGTTCCATTGCGATTATAAATAGAACATAAACCGCAGCTTCATTCCATTTGCCATAATACATACTAAATACGGCTAAGAATGTAAACACGATTACGCCAACTAGATTAAGTATTGTGAGTATTTTCATTTTTAATTTTAATTCTAGTGTTAGGTAAGAGTCCCATCTCTTCATACTTGCTAAGGATATTTAAGTTGGCCGCGCAATGTCCTAAATGGTCCTCCGAATCAAACCTCTCCGTGCTTTCATCCCTGAGCGCGGCCAACACATGAGCATTGTACATGAGGAGATGCTTAATTGCGTTCCCAATTCGTCCTAGCGCGAACTTGAGATCCGCTTTCATGTAATTCTTTTCTTCTGGATTTAATTCTTGTTCATATTTGATGAATCCCTCTGTCATAGCTAGCGCGGCCCTCTCTAAAAAGCAATAGTTAAGGTCCGCGAAGCGGGTAGGGTTCGTGATATCTTGAACCGCTTTAATTTTATTTTCCATTTGATCTTTAATTTAACTCCAATAAATATCCAATATCATCGCTATTAGCACCATAAATGCTAGAAATGTGATTTCCCCGCAACTGAGACCAAAAATATGAGTGTGGTCCATATGTCTTTACCCTTTCTTGTTAAGCTAGTTAATCGTTATAGATCGCCCACAGGAGTAGGACTAACCCGAGTAATAACAGTAAGATATTCATTTTTATTTTAGGTGTTCTTTCTTAGGAAATCCGCAACTCTCTTTGCGTTTAGCAAATTCATTTCTTCTTCAGAGTCTGGAACTTCCGTGATGCTCTTAATGTTGTAGATAAAAATGAACTCACCACCGCGCCAAAATCCGTCATTCTTACGAACTTCTCTAATTACTTCTTCAATTCCAGGGGCTGGTGAAGGTGGCGCACTAGGTGCTGGTAATAGCACGGGGGGATATGGAGTTGGTTCCGCGGAAATTAAATATTCCGCGGGAATAGTCCAAGTCTTTGGCTCTTCGCCTTCGGCTGAGTATGTCGCTTTAAATTGCATCTCTTTTCTCTACTTTCTAAAGTTTATTGTTAACCACTATCTCGCTCAACTCTCTTATGCTCTCGAGATCTGAGCTAAAATTCCATTCTTTCGAGACGGTCTCACCGACGATTTGGCGTTTCTTGCTGATTAGTTCGTGAAAGAACATGTCCACCGTGCCACGGGCTATAAAGTATGTGACGGTCACCGCACTGATCTGGCCGTTCCGGTGAAAGCGGCCCTCAAATTGTTCTTCATCAGCCGCGTTCCACGCCCTCTCTAACACGAGGGCGTTGGCGCAATTTTGTAAATTCAAACCCTCGCCACCGGATTTCATGTTGAGGATGAGAAGTCTGATGTCATCGCGCATAAATGCTTGAACGATTCGATCTTTCTTCATTGCGCTATCTTCCCCGCTTAGGGATTCACAAGCGTAACCACCGCCCTGAAATATGTATTTCAACGTGTCGCGTACCACGGTGTGATGAATCCCGATGCATAGGTTCTCTTCTGTCGAATCTAAATGTTCTTGAGCAAATTCAATGGCATTTTGGCATTTAGATTCACCTGTGATGGCTCTTAATTTAGCTAACCAACCCAAGAGTGTTGTGGCGTTCTTAGCTTCGCTCGGATCGTTCAAGTAATTACTGAACATATCCAGAGCTTTGTTATAGCTGCCCTTTAGCTTTTCATCTTCTATCTCGACATACACAAAGTTACGTGATAATGGAGGTAAGTTGGTGAGAACTTCATGTTTCTCCCTACGGAGAATATACTTTGAAGTTAGATCTTTAAACTTCTGTAAGTAGTAGGGGTTAATTCGAGTCCACTGATACTTATCGTTTTGCATGAGCCATCGCTTGCGAAAACGATCTAGTGAATGGAATGTTCCGGGATCTAAAAGGTTTAGAATCGTGAAGTACTCATCAGCTTTATTTTTAATTGGGGTGGCGCTTAACGCAATTATGTGCTCGATATCTAGATTCTGAATATACGTGATGAGATTTATAGTTCTCTTCGAGGACGGATTCTTATAGTTGTGAACCTCATCTAGAATTATGGTTTTAATTCCCAACACTCCAAGTAGGCCAGTCTTTTCTAACTCTTCTTTCTTGAGTCTCGTAAATAAATCCATGCTCATCACATAAGCATGGAAGCCGGGAATTAGATTAGTTCTTGATGTTACTGGCATCACGCGCATCGGAAGTGAGTCGCACCATCTACGGAATTCTTCACTCCACTGATAAATGAGACCACCCTTAACTAGAATTAGCGCGGGGAATGCCTTCTCACGATTCTCTCGTAAAGCTATTAAAGCCTGAATAGTCTTTCCGAGTCCGGTCGCATCTGCGATCAGACATCTCAAATTAGATTGTTCTATAAATTTAACACCTTCGGTTTGAAAATCGTAACTCTTCATGGTGCTGTCACAGCTCGTATAACTCGCTGCGTCACAATTTGTTAGGGGAGTTGCTTCATGTGAAGGTGTTAAATTTAAAATCTCCTGTGGAGATGGGATTTCAAATCCATTTGAAGCGGGGAGTAGGCCGCGCGGGGTGGGGGTGGGCGCGGCCATCACTTGTATAGGGGTCGGTGGCGGGGTCGAATTTGGCTCTAGGATGGCTTGAGACGAGTCGGTGAGCGCGGGTTGACCCTCCGCACCCTCCGCAGGCGCGGCCACCACAGAGACCGGAGACGAAATCACATTATTTTCGTGAGTTCCATTTCCGTTGAAATGAGTGTTAACATGACCACACTTAAAAACCACGTAGAGCGTTTTACCAACGGGGATTTTAGTTTGGACCTCTTTGCGGCCACAATTACTACAAGATTCAGCTAACTTCATATTTTCTATTTTAATTTATTCGTTGGTTTAGTTGAGTAAATAGTTTTGTCAAAGTGACGAGCCACATAAAGAGACGTAACTCCGTAATGTTTCTTCTCAGAGTTTAATTTTAGAAGAGACGCTTTAGATCTCGCCATCTCTCGACAGTTCGAGATTTGAGAGACGCTTCGATTTAACTTCTGTGCGATCTCAGGTCCATTGAGACCACTTTTAAATAGCTCATAGACTTGAGATTCGAGTGGAGTTAGTTTTGGAGCTTTACGTTGGAGGAGTCGCATTTCAAGTAAAGGACTTTACTTTGACTTTTCCCATAGGGACCGTCGTGTCTACTGTAACCAGTCCCAATTCTTCTCCTTCCCTCAGAATTTGGATATAGGGAGATTCGTAAGATCCGCCCTTTATAAAGACAGCCTCGAAATATCCGCAGTCAACAGTAAGTGTATTCAAAGCATCTAGCCTGATGGTAGCTTCGGTTATAGTCATCTACTCCTCCTTTAGTTCTCTTTCTTGATCTGTAATTTTAGAACCATATCACGCGCCGTTGCGAAGTCACATCCAAGAGTTCGTTGGATCTTTTTGATCCCTTTGAACACCATCTTGTCGATGGGATCAATGCCGGCGGTGACGGGATTTTTGATTTCATCACCCTGTGCGTCGATGTGAATCTTTCCGTTGATCTTTGCGCTCTTTTTGGCTCTGAGATTTTCTGTGTTTTCTTTTAGTTTGAGTAGATCCGTTTCGACTTCGACTTTAATTTTAGTTTTCGACAACTCTCTGGCGAGTCTAGAAAAAAGTGCGAGATGAGTCTGGCAAGTGTCAATCCATGAGATCGCATCTTCTAGTGTGCAACCCTCGAATCGTGAACGCTGAACTTCTAGAAAGTCTTTAATTTCATGTCCGTCTGCCGTAGGGATATACGTCCCCGAAGGTGGAGCGTTTACCATTACGAAACAAGTACGAAATTGATTCGATAAGTTCTGGAGTTGATTCAAGTCGTTTTGGGCCTCCTGAAGAGAGGCCCGCGCGGTGTTGAGTGATGTTGTTAGTTCGCCCATTTTTGAATCTCACTAAATCGCCGAAGGCGATTTGAACATCCGTTCTAGTTCGTTTACGCTCATTTGTTCACGTTCGTGGGAGCGGCCGGCTTCAAACATAAGTAGAGTGAGCATGACGACCGGATCAATGTCGAGATGCCGTGCGAGTTTAGTGGAGAGGCCCGTCACGGTGTCGATCATGCCGATCATTTTATGCGCGACTTCAGGAGTTACGTTTCCATCAGCGCATCCATATAGAGCGTGATCGTCCAGAACTTCGACGCATCGTTTAGGATCGGCTAGAAGTTTCGTCGCGGCAGTCATAAAAGGCGAGCCGAATTCTGCGAGTATCGTGTCGAGTTCTCGGTTTAACTTCTGTTGTTCCATTTTATTTATGCTCCGAATTTAGTTCTTGCTTCAATTAATTCTTTGTAGTGACGATTCGACATTTCACGTTCTTCTTTAATCTGGCGATCAAAAAGAGCATCAACATCACTTTTATGCTCTAGCTTCCAAACGTAGGCCGCTGGCGTCATGTTGGCCGCGCCACGACCTTTGTAATACATCCCTTCAATTTTAATTGAAGTGTCGAGTTCGCCCTCGGTGCGATGTCCGGTAATTCCCGGTGCTGCAATATATACTTTTTGCAATGTGTTTCTCCGGTATCTGTGTTTTTCAAAATTTCATTCGTTTTCGGCCTCCCCTAAGCCGCTTAGGTATGTTTTTGACCCTTTTTGGCGGTTTGGGGGTGGTTCTTAGGTAGTATAGGGGTGGTTTGACCCCCAGTCAAGAGGAAAGTTAAAAAAGTTAAAACGAGCGGGGTCATGGGCTTACAGCGAGCGGAGCGAGCAACCCCCTACCTACCCCGAAGGGGGTGGTCTGAAAGGGTGGTTTATGAATGAACTTTAATGTGGCAAAAAGGGGGTTTTGGGGCGCGTAAGTCCTTTAGAATCAAGGGCTTCTCCGCCATAGGTTCTAAAAAGATTAAAAAAAAATAATATATGTTAACTACCAATAATGAAGCTTTATACTTTAAAACCAATAAGTGCTTTAGAATCAACCACTTAACCCACATTAAGGGTTATTCATTTTCCAGGGGTCGAGGGGGGGGGGGGTCGACCTAGGGAGAGAGTTTTAGATGTTGACTTTGTCAAGCCCCTGATTTTAAAACTAGTTGCGTGAAAAGTAATTCTCCTGAAGTACTCCAGGGGCCGCTCTCGAAGTGCTCTGGAACCACCCCCTGAACTCGGAGTTGACTCTGTCAACATCATTTGTGATTTTGTCTTCTATATATGATGCGTGGGATAGGCCGTGCGGGGGCCAGGAGGGGCCGCCACGGGGCTGGCGCGGCCAGGGGATACTCGGAGTTACCCCCTGTTTTCCACAGGCCTCAAAAATTCTGTGGAAAACTCGCTAACCCCAACGTGCTCATGGGGTTAGGAGGAAGTCCTTTAGAATCATAGGTATGCTGTAAAAGTAGCACCAGGTAAATCGATTTAGTACTTTTGATTTTTAAAAGTTGGAGCCTGGTTTAGTGTTGGGGACGGGTTTTAGTTTCGATCAGCGAGCGGAGCAAGCGGTTAAAAAAGTTAGAAATACTTCCCTGGGGACCTTGCATTTTCCGGCGAAGCCGTGTAAGATCGGGATGTAAGCAAATTCACCGCTCGAAAGAGCATCTAGAAAGAAGGATAAGATGGCTGCTACTAGCACGACTCCCGCCACCGGCGGAGTTGAAAAGTTGACGAAGGTTTACAAGTATTTTGATCTGAGCAATTTGACTCAGAAGACTAAAGAGGTCACGGCGGATTTCACGCCTGCCGCGAGTGTTGAGGAAGGTTCAGCGCGACTCGCTGATGAGAAGTTGCTTTTGGGCGCGATCAATGATCGGCTTCGTAAATTGACGTTGGCCCAGGAGCGTAAGAAGGTAGTTTCCGAAGGCGCGTCAAAGACTGCGGTTCTGAAGTTAGCCGCCGGGTTTCGTCAAGTGTTGCCTTTCTCTGCGATGTTGGAGACTGGGCCTAACGGAAAGCCCACTCGTGAGTCGAAGGTAAAACAGACGCGTGCGATCCTTGATGCGTTTCTCACCATGCCTTTCATCCTCGAGTCGCTAAAAGCGACGAGTGCGGTAGATGACGATGACGATGACGAAGGAGACGACGATAATTAGTTCGCCGAAGGCGAGTTCGTCGAAGGCGCGACGATAATTAGTCTAGCTTCCCCACTTGATTCTTCCGGCGAAGCCGCATTTTTCCGGCGAAGCCGGATTCATAAATCAGATTCATAAACTAAAACTAAATACTCTCTCGGCTCTCGCTCACCAGCGAAGCTGGGAGAGTTTTTTATTTTAGAATTAAAAATACTAGACGTTGTGGTTTTGCGCGTAGCGAGTCAGAAAATTCGGACGTGTGGGGATACCTGGAAGATGAGTTGACGCGTCTCAGGGCAAGTGTGAGCGATTTAAAGTTAGTTCTGTGAGCGTAGCGAGCGTTTAGAATTAGCACAAGAAAAACGATACGGAGTGTATTTAAATTGAACAAAGGAAAATCCCCGAAGGGATTTAAAATTCTAGTTCTTCCCGTTCTTCAGTTTCGTATAGCTCGCGCGGGTCTGACGTGATTTGTTCCGCGAGCGTAGCGAGAGCACAGGATTCACATTCAGGCCTAGTAGATGGGAATCCGCAAGTGTAGCAGACGTATTCGGGAGTGTTCTGTGTGTTCATGATCTATCCTTTGTATTCTGATTTGCCTTGTTGAAGTGTTCCGACGCCTGAAGCGACTTGTGTTTTGATCTTTTCGATCCATGCGAGACATTTCTCTTCAGTGTCGAAATGGTGCATATCATCGTACGATCCGGTTAGCGTGATATCGCCTTTGAGTGTGATTCCAGAATTGCCCCCCACTGATTTGGTTTTCAGGAAGTGTGAGATCAAATTGTACTCACAGGTGGTGAGAAAGTCTTTGTCGCAGAATGTCGCGGCAAGAGACGCTAGGTTTAGAAGTTCACTTGGCTTCTTTACTAAGATGCGTGACTCGTAACGATCCCCGGCCACTGTGTTGTCCCATCCTAGCCAAATCTCTACCTTGTTTCCACGAGCCTCAAGAGAAGAACAAAGCGAAAGGATGGCCGCGCCACGCATTATTTCGGTAGTGGTGGTCTGGTGAACTTCTGGGCTAAACACCAGCTTGATGTTTCGGCCACGCAAGTACTGGATCGAACAGAAGTGTTCTGGAATGCCTGAGAGCATCATTGGAATGTCCAACGTGCCGCCTGCTACATCATAGACTCTCTTACGTGAGTTGATGAACTTTGAGTGGTCGAACTTCGTTTGGAATGCCTGAATCTGAGAGAGAATTGACGGATCTGGTTCTCTCATGCGTTTGGTGTTAGGAGCCTTGTGCTTTATTTCGTACGGGAGTGTCTTGTAGGCTTGTTCGCAGTCCGTGAGATACGCTTCTAGTGAAAGCCACGTCACGATGCAAGATTTCGGGCGTGATGGGCGCAAGGGGTGCGGAACTTTGAATGAGTAGTTCATTTGGTTTTCCTTAGATGTTGAGCGGTAGAATCGTTAGGAGTGTAGACTTCTTTTCGTATTCTTTCCAGATACACATATCGAGCGATTCAGTGAGCGAGAATCCCGCGTCTAAGCAGTCAAAAAGGTTGTACGTTCCACGGGGGGAAACTACTAGCTCGTATCCAGTGGGATTTGCTGAATCTCCCGTTGTGCATTTGTCGCGTAGCGTCTGAAGCCATTGGACTATGCGTGGCGCGTTGTAGTTGACTTCTGGGAAGCTAATCGGCGTGGGGGCGTATGAAGCGACGGCTTGATCAATTTGGGCCTTTGTGTGAGTCACGAGGAAGGTTTCGAGATTATTATCGTACTTCCAGTTGATGAACTTGAATCTTTCGATGGCTGCAGCATCTTGACGTTGACGGCCAGGGAACATTCCCGAAGGGCCGCGAAGGAAAGTGTTTCCGTTGCCTATCACGATGCAATCAGGGTGTCTGGTTACTTCATGAAATGCCTCATCTTTGTTTCGACCTGGAAAGAAGTAAGATCCGTTATCTAGGGCATTATTAAGTTGCGTGAATACGCTGGCATTTGTGTTGTCCAACTCTGCAATGTCGATCACGCCACCGTTTTTGTAAATGTGGTAGAAAGGGGTCGGAACGAAGTCTCCATCTTTCTGCTGGAATCCAAAGATGGCACTGGGCATCGTGGCGTCGCTGAGAGCAATGAAGCAATACTCCAGGCCTATCGAGCCGTTGTGTGCACGTAGGCGCTTGGCAAGATGTTTAATCGCGTATGACTTGCCTGCGCCGGGTGCACCGCCGAGATAGATATTTATATCGCGTTTTCTGCAACGCGGATCGAGACGGAATTCGATGAGTCGTTCCAATGCGGGTACTTGGAAATGCTCGATCATTATTTGCTTGGCCGCTTTGACTGGAATTATCGGGGGTGCTTCTGGTTCTTTTTCTGCGATTCCAAGTTTGTCTGCGTTTTCCTTTGAAGGAACGTCTACAGGTTTCGGAGTCGGAGTTGGTTTGGGTTCTTCAGCTTCTTTCTGATTCCAAGATGGTTCCCATTTGGGTTTCGGAGTTGCGTTTGCGTCCTGGGGGTTCTGTGCGCCGTTAGGCGTGTTAGGCGTGTTAGGCGTGTAGGTGTAGGGTGCGTTCTTACCTTCGGGAATCTCATCTCGGCGTGCAGTTGTAGGGTGCGCGCAATTGTAGCAGCGCCAAACGTGTGGAACTAGAGGCATGAAGGAACCCGAATATTTTCCTCGTCGTTCTTTTGTCGGACTGTAGCTCCAATTGAAGGCTCCTCGTGGGATGATCCGGTTGCAGTTTGGGCAATGTGCGTTTGCTGTGATCGGAACAACTGACGGGTCGAAGGTTGTGTCTGGGTTTAGATATGGCATTTAGTTTCCTGGTTTGGTTTGGTTTGGATAGTGCTTTGTTGGCCGCTCTACACGTCGCGGAGCGGCCTGAAAGAACTATCGGTACAAATTAGTGATGTAGTTGGAAGGGCTAGTGATATCTATCAGGCCCAGGGTTCCGAATGTGGTGACCGTTACGGTTTCGCCATTGTGCAAGCGGAAAGAACATACGGTTTCGGTTAGAACATTGGCGCGTTCGAATTCGATGATTGAAGTAAAGGTTTTCATACGTTTAGTCTCGTTTCTGTTTAGATTTGTCGGACATTCCATTATGGGATGACTGTGCGTCTGTCAAGTCGTTAATTAAAGAAACTTAACATTACTGGGGGTTAATCTAAAATCTAAAAGCACTTTAGTATACAAAGTTCGCATGGGATTCTCGTATCCTCTATATATGCACAGCGCGGGAAAACCGGAGAGCGGCCCGAATTTAAAATGGGCCGCACTCGCTCTAGAATCGCTCAGGCGCGTTTGTTTTTTCCAACGTCCGACACTGCCTTTATTTTGACTTGGGAGATCCTGTACCAAATTCAGTTTTGCTACTATAATGATTTTACTTATTTCCACAACTTGTGAATATCAGCGTTACTTCTATTGATGTACGCGCTTACACTTATATTTGGGCCATTGCGTTATCCAATGTTCTAATGTTGACTGTGTTTACTTTGTATGATGTAGTGCTTTGCTATGATTTTAGTTTATAGTTTATAGTATAGTGCTTTGTGATGATATTTATTTATGTGATTCACCTTAGCTAACTGTTAGTTTGCGGTTTAAAGTGCTTTGTGTTATGAAGTACTTTGTGTTTTAAAGGACTTTGCGGCCCCACCCGACTCCCCAACCCGCACCCCGCGTGTACTTTATAATTATGTAGTAGCCCCCCTAAAGAAAAATGTACTTTAAAGAAAAATGTACTTTATACTTATGTAGTGACCCCCCTAAAAATGTAGCGACCCCCCTAAAAATTGACCCCGCCTTCGGCGGAAAAGAGTAAACGCAAAGCAAATAAAAAATAAAAATCAAATATGAAAATAAAAAATAAAAAATAAAATCTGGTGTGGTGGCCGCTCCTCGCCCCTGCGGGAACTCCCCCTGCGGGAACTCGTATCCTTATATATACGCTCACTACAGGGTCGAGTGACGCTTCGCGGGAAGATGCATGACACCTGCACGGAGTGTAAGGTAACAGAAAGTCCCCAACCAACTCATTTCATGGGAGATCTAGGTTTGACGCTTCACGGAATCACTGCTATACTCGCTTCAACGCCTACGCGGAGTCTCAAAACGGGCTTGCGAGACAACGCCACTTCGTGTGAGCCATTCACGATGTACCGCGTAGCGTGGGCCGCGCCCGGCTCCGACCACCGAACGCGGCCACCATTTTTACAAAATGACATCACACGAAAATAATGAAATCCGCGAAGCGGAACGAGAACTCGAACGCCTCATAAATAATCCATTGAAGCATTTCATGGATGCTATAAATAACACAGGAGGAAGTAATGATCCTGAAACCCCCCAGCGCGGCCAACGAGATACTTGAAAAGCATAAATCTGCAATTGCTAAGATCGAGCGAGAAACTCCAAAGCCTGTAATTAAGCGCAAACTTGAAGATCCTGCTACACGCGCACTTCGTGAAGCATCAATTCTCCCAAAACGTGAACTAGTTCTAATTGATAGAACAGATGGTGATGAAGTAACTCCTGCTGAAGCCGCAAGACGCGCTTTTGAAGATCAAGGACTCAGCTTTGCATTTATCGCAATGGAAGTAAATGAGATCATTAGAAATAGTGATCCAGTTATTAAGATGAAAGCCATTGAATTTGCAACTAAAATCCTCGCTAACAACGTCTCAGGACGTGACGAAACTCCACTTCCACAGCCTGTCGTGAACATCAACATCATGGCCCACACCTCCGGTGGGAGTAAAAAGAATGCATTCGATATATTAATTCCTGATTAGTTCTTTAAATAATATGGAAACGCAAACACAAATTCCGAATAGAATTTTCACACTTCATTATCGTCAAGGCGCGGTAATGAAATCTAAGAACTTTCCTTTCAATGGTAACCTGAAAGGCGCAATGGATAGAGCACGCGAACATTGCAAAGCAATGGGAATTAGATTCGTCCTCGTAAATCCACTCATCGTAGATCTTGAGTACCAAGAAAGAATTAAGAAGGAAAAGGGATTTTACGAAGAGAATGAGCACGGTGAAGTGGAATAGCTCCTTCGGGGCTAAAAGAGTTTAAGCCCCTTTGGGGCTAAAAGAGTTTAAATTTCTCGTTGAGTAGTTGGGTTCTGCTCGATGGGATTAATCACTAGTTATTTTCTGTGGTAACTAGTGTGGTGGTGGCCGCGTGTGCTAGTCCTAACCTCCTGGGCGTGCGCGGCCTACACTCCAACATGAAAGTAAAAACCCGGCGCAGCCGCTGGATGAGTAAATGAACCCGGCGCAGCCGGCCCACTCTTAATTATAAAAAGTAAGTAACCGGCGCAGCCGGCCAACTCCCCTTCGGGGAGAACAGAGTAAAGAAATAGAATCAGAACTCGCTTTTCGGGAGAATCAGAACCCGCTATGCGGGAAAATCAGAATTATAGTGCTGGCCGCGCCAACGGTTCCTCTCTGCACAAATCTTAGCGACGGCACCAGACAAGATCTTTGAATAAACCTAAATTGAAAAGTAGAGTCGGCGCGAAGCGCAGCCCACTCCCCTTCGGGAAGAATAAAAGTAAGAAACCTGCCGAAGGCGGCCAACTTAAGATTTTAGAGAGTTCAGCGAAGCGATGGACCTAAACTTCGAATTCAAAACCAAAGAGCAGGAGAAGTTCTTCTACTCAAAAGCACGTAATAATTGCTTCTCTGGAGGATTTGGAAACGGAAAATCGTGGATTGGATGCGCACGACAATTCATGATGCTCGCTTCTTACCCGAATTACAGAAGTCTCATCGGAAGAGAGAAATTTACGGATCTTCGCGAAACCACCATGAGGACATTCTTCAAGATATGTCCTGAAGAGTTCGTAGAAGCCCATAACATTGAGAAGGGCATCACAACTCTTAAAAATGGTTCGATGATCCTTTGGAAGCATCTGGACGCATTCAACGAACAATCCCTAAGGGGATTGGAGATAAATTCAGCTCTCTTAGATCAAGCTGAAGAGACTCGTGAAGCAACATTTTATGTATTAGATTCACGTATCGGTAGATGGGACCAAGCTCAGGTTCCAGATTACATTAAGGAACAGAGTGGATTAGGTAATGATTGGCCTAAAGAAGAGAGGGGTAATGATAAAGTCCCGAACTTCTTTGACATCTTGTGCAATCCTGATACGAAATTCCATTGGATCTATAAGAAGTTCCATCCTGAATCTCCAATGAGAGATCCTGATTACGGATGGATTCATGCTAAAACGGTGGCCGCTCTCAATGACCCCAAAACCATTGAGAATATGCTAAAGCGAGATCCCGAGTGGGTCGCAAAATACTTTGAAGGTCAATGGGGAGCGTCTTCAGCCCAACTTCATTACATGGATAACTCTTCTATAATTGATCTTCCAGCGGAAGAGATGTATGATTTTATGAAGATGGTCTTACGTGAAGGAATCCTTTACAGGTCATTCGATCATGGTGAAGCATCACCTTCATGTTGTTTGTGGGTTGCTCACTTCCGTGGCGTCTACATTTTCTACCGTGAATATTACGCTCCAAATACACTCATCGGAGATCACAGGAGAAATATATCTGATCTCTCCAGAGATGAGAATTACGCAGGGAATTACGCCGATCCATCTATCTTCAAGAAATCCACTCAAAAGAACGGGGCTTTTTGGACGGTGGCGGATGAATATCTTACTCTAGACATCAAAGCTTCCCCAATTTATTGGGAAGCGGCCGACAACAACGAATACGCCACGAGAAATAGAATCAACGAGCTTCTAAATAAAAGTGATGAATTTATCCACCCGGTCACGGGTGAGCGACACGCTCCAGGACTCTACTTTATCAAGAAGCGAAGCGACCACAACTTTGGGTGTTATAACGCCATCGATCAATTGTTGGCCCAGCGACGTGAGGAGCTTGGCTCAGATAACGGAAGAATTATATATGCGGATGATCGAGATACAAGTATCACAGATCACGCATATGATCCAATTCGTTACTTTGTTGCGATGCACTCGCGTGGGCTGAAAAATAAGCGGCGTGAAATTCCTCAGAGAAGTTTGATGGCATTTGATAGATTCGAGAAGATGCGTAATGTGATGCGCCCATTATCTAAAGGATCAATGCCCGCGAAGCGGGATTGGGTCTCGTAAGTTAATTAAGTAATGGAAAATAATTACTGGACAAAACGATTCCACGCGGCGGATCAAGCCTACGATTCGTGGGCTAATGAATATATGTGTCAAACGCTGGAGGAATACTACCGTGGAAAGCAATGGAATCTTCAACTCTCCCTCGGGCCAGATAACCGTCCCTACACTCTAAATCTGGTCTACTCCACCATCAAGATCAAGTTAGCGAATTATCTCGTCAACACTCCTTACATCATTGCAGTCCCCAAAGCAATTGACGCTTCATACGATCTTGAGCGAAGTCTGGCCTCCGCGCAGCGTAAAGAGGCTTACGTCAACACTATAATCCAAAACCCCAAGAACAAGTTCTCTTTTAACTTGAAGAAGTGTATCCGTGATGGCTTCTTTAGGTTTGGAATCATGGAAGTTGCGTATTCTGGTTCGTTTATCGAGAATCCCAAGGCACAGCGGCCAGAATGGGCGTCTGATACGGACAGTGAAAAGTCTAAAGATCGTATCATCACAAAGCCCGAACTCCTCACCGAAGAAGAGCACATCTTCTTTAGACGCATCTCTCCGAAGAATTTTAGAGTGTCTGAGCGATCCGAGGATTCTCTTGCATCTTGCGATTGGTACGGGTATTACGACTATGCAACGAAATCCGACTTCGAGAAAGCCACCGGAGAGAAAATTGGTTCAATTTCCAGCTCGGAAACTTCCGCAGAAGCTAAATATAATAAGGAAGAGAACGTAACCAACGTCAAGAACGCAGTAAAGTACTGGAAAGTGTGGGATAATAGATCACACAAGAAGTACATCGTTTTAGATAACGATGGGGAGATTTATTATGAAGAGCCATTTACCTACTCTCCTATCGTGGATTTTCGTTGGGATTTGGACTTTGATGGCTTTTACCCAATACCTCCGGTATTTCATTGGTTATCACAGCAAGACGAGATTAATGAGGCTAGAGAACAAGCCAGAAATCATAGAAAGAGATTCGTAAGAAAGTTTCAGGTTGGTAAGGGCGTCTTCTCTCATGAAGAACTTTCTAAATTCAATCATGGCCCCGACGGAACAGTTATTGAAATGGAGCGGGTTGATAATCCAGGAATCGTTCCCATAGGGAACGCTGATCTCGGCGCACAAGCAATTCAATCCCTTGGAGTAACTCGTGAAGACTTCAACATTATATCAGGAACTTCAAGCGAAGCGCGCGGAGTCGCGGATCGCCAAACTGCAACTCAAGCCCAGATTATCGAAAACAGGTCGAACGTTAGGGAGACCGCGGACACAGAAGACGTTAACACTTTTATCACAGAGATTGCTAGGCTTGCAATCATCACAGCCGGGGACCGGCTTACCTTACCAGTTATGGTTGAATCGACTGATAAGTCTTCCCAACTCTACCAAGAATACAAACCCGAGACGGAATATAAGCTCTTAAATCCTGCGGATCTAGATGATGGGTATGAGTTCAAACTTCTTGTAGACGTAAGTTCGACTTCTCCAGCGCAGAATGAAGTTGAAAAGACCAAGTTCATTGAATTCATTTCGATTCTCAAGAACTTCCCAGAACTAGCCATGAGTCCGCTTCTCATTCGAGAAGCAGCATATAAAGTGGGATATCGAAATGAGCGAGTAATTCGTGAGATGCAAAACGCGGCGTTACTTCAAATGATGGCCGCGCAGGGTGGGGGCGCTCCAGCCGCAGGCGGCCCACAACAGAGTGCAGGCGGAACTGGAGAGATGCAGCGCGTAAGCGAGCAAAATACTCCCCCAACTCAAGATGATATAAATAATCAACTGAACAATCAGTTAGTTCAATAGAAACTGGAGAATAACATGGAAAAATGGGAACAGTACAAAGCACTTCATGATGACGAAAACATCTCGTGTGATGATGCACTAGTAATTTCTAATTATTGCATCTCAAATCAGCTACCAGCACCAACTCTTAGAGTTGTGATGCCCTCCACTGCTTTTGAAGATGGCATGACCATTGATGACTTTGTTAAGCTCAACGGTTTTCCATCGGATGAACCTGTTCATGTCATGGGTAAGTGGGGAAGTAAAGTACCTGTGGAAATGAAGCAAGTTCGAATCGCTGCGGATAATAATGACGTAAATGAATATCCTGGTTGGGAAGATTACTTCTTGATGCTTAACGTCTCCAACGCACAGCAAAGAAGTAAGGAAGAAGCTGTGATGTACGTATTCCAAAATGATCCAGCTAAAGAACAGGAGTTCTTTGGAGATTTTGAAAAGTTATGAAGAAGAGTTCAGTAAAATTACTAGCAGCGAAACTGGCCGCGCGGCCGCCTTCGGCTAAAACGCCAAAAATGCGTAAATCCGTAGGTTATTAATCTTTTCATTTAACCAAATTAGGAAATTCAACAAATGGTAGAAGAAGCAAATGTCGATAATATTCAATCCCAAGAAGGGGGCATCACTGAATCGAGCGGGAACGTTCTTCAGGAAAGCCAAGGGACTGGGGACAGTGCGGGGACATCAACAGGGAAAGAAGGGAAAGACCTCTCTGTATCTGACTCTTCAACGTCCGATGACGAAAAGCAAGAGCAAACCTCAGCACTATCGCTTTATCGAGCACTAAAAGATCCCCGAACTGCAAAGTCCATTCTCACTGTTCTAGCTCAAGAGCATAACATCTCCTTCGGGCCGCGCGACACTCCCGAAGTAAAAGCAGAAAAAGTTAGTTCTCTCCGTGATGTTATCAAGGAAGAACTTGGCGATGAATACCAATTCCTAGCTGGAAAGCTAGGGAATGTGATGGAAAAGGTTTTAGCTAATGAGCGTAAACTTAGCGCAGCTCAACTAGCAGAAATTAGCAACCGCCAAGCGGAACGCGAGGCGGATGAGGCTTTTACTTGGCTTGCAGCAACATATACTGACGCAGGGGAGTACGAATCAGAAATAGCTGTACTCATTGAGCGTACTCCAATGCCAAAAGGCATTTCGGCTAAAGAACATCTTGAAGAGCTTTATGCGATTGCTAAACATCGAGGAAACAAGGTGAAGCAATCGAAAGCGTTAGCGGGTAAAATCACCCGCAATTCATCCGATCCAGATACAAAACTAAACGGAAAACGCCCGACTGACGCTGGAGTCAAGGCGCGGCCAGCAGAATCACTAGACGATGCCATAGCTAGAGCTATGGAATCCATCAAGTGATATAACAGGGATTCAAAATCCCGAAGGGATTTTTATGGCCATCACGTTTGGCGATACCTCAAATCCCTCAAATATTACTACTTATCTTGACGCGCTTTTTAGCCAAACTCTTGCAAATTACAGCAAGAAGATGATTGATAATATTGGTAAATCCAATGCACTTTTCCATAAACTAATTGCTGGTAATATGTATGAGGACGGCGGATCTGGAACTTA